ACCGTTCATATTCTTCTGCGAATCACCGTATGCACCTCTATTCAGACTAATATACTCACTGTGAGCATCTGCTAGAGTATCTATCTCCGTAGAGGCGGTTTGAAAGAAACGCGACAGTACAGTACCACTCTCTAGACTATTGCTTTTACTCTTTAAATCTTTATTATAACCATAATCGTATTTCGTATATGTCTTATTTGTAAGATCAAGAGAGTTATTACTCGATGCAAATGCTCCTGCTTGCCCTTGAAATACCTTACCAAGATTCAGATCAGACGCTATTTCAAGTATCCGTGTACTTCTTTCAATATAATCTTGTTCTGTTTGAGCATTTTGACTGAAACCTGTAGTATGTATATAAGTTTCGTAGGGATCTTGTTCTATAAGGGATGTATATGAGGAGAGTTGTACCTTATTCCAGATCGTATGGAATAAAAAGAATGGTGCAAGTGCTTCGTCGAAGGTCTTTGAAAGGAACCATGCCGCGGCTTTCAGAGGAGATTGTCTCGTAATCAGTCCCTGAGAGGTTGAAATAGGATCTCCGGTCTGCCGGTAATTTTCTTCAGGCAGTTTACAGTCATTCACAATGATCTTTCGAATCTCTTCTGAGGTTAATCCATTATATGATCGTGATATCTTACGAAAAGAGGATCCAAAGGCATGAGGAGCGATCGCTGAGAAGCTATACACCTGTGTATGCTGGCCGGCTCGTCCATAGACTGGATACTCCGTAACAAAGAACATAAGGTCGATCGTTTCCGGTGCTTCGTCGTCTGTAAAGGCTGTCTTCCTTTCCACCTTAATCTGTACAGTCTCTTGACCAGTGATTGGAAATTTTTCGAAGAAGTTTGTAGTATCCTTTACGCTTAACTTTGCTATAACAGAGTGCGAATAGAGTGACTCTGTCAAGGAGAATTTGACTACAATTGCTTTAATATCACGCTCGACTCCAGAGTGATTCCGAATAATGATTTCCTTCAGATTAAATGATTCAGGTAACAGAGCCTCTTTTGTGCCCTGCTCGAGTATATTTCGATTTGACATGATTAAGATTGAATAAGTTCTTTATACCTTTCGACAAAATCTTCAATAACGCTTGGGCGGATAATCCGCATTTTTCTTTTGTCAAAGTTTAATTGCTCTTCCACCTCAAGAATTGATACGCTATCTACATCGTGTGAATATAAGACAAAGGAACCAGCTTCAAAGTTGTTGGTATATGTATTCAAAGGTATTTCAGTGACATCACCTTTTGTAAATCCACTGTACTCAGGAACGTAGTTGTCGAGACGACCTCGGAAATAAGGTTCAAGTTCTATGTAGGTAAGTTCAAATCCTAAATTATACGCCTGAAAACCTGATATGATACTCTCTTCTTCAAGATCAGCATCGAGGTAATACTTTGGAGCATTCTCTGCTCGAGCAAATACATCTCGTGCGTTAAATACGATATTTTGAAACTGTGTAGTATAAAACAATTCATAATACTCAAGCGTGTCAAATACTATTTCATCACCGCTAGCTTGAAAGTCTGTAAACCGAACAAACGCGTCATATTGATTTGGTGCATTCCTTTCAGCCCACTGGTATACACCTTTATACCAATTGTACTGATCATATCCAGTGTAGCGTAGTGTAAAATTTTCTGCTTGAAGCAGCGCAGGATGACTTACATCATACAGCCAGAGCTGAAGAGATTCGATGTCGTACTTTAAAATTTTAGCGCTATTATCGTTTTCGTCTACAAGTTCAACATATGCCAAATCGAGGCCACCGAAATAGTTTTTATGTTGAATTTTTGATTCACCGTTTACAATCACATTCGCTTGGACCGGTGTAAAAATAGCAACAGAGTATTTACCATACTCTTGCTCCATCATATCACGAAATTGATTATATTCGAGCGGCCAAGAGTTAAGGCCTTCTTTGAGTGTTTCATTTGCGACGAAGAATGTCCAATAATAATCAGGAGTGCCATATAGTCGACTTGAAACAGTGTCAGGCCTTTCACCATTCTTTATTTCGTAATAGGTGTATGTCGATGCATCATCGATCAACACATCGTTTACGTCGACATGACGATAAATATTCGTAATCTCATTAACGATTCCGTCACGAAGTGTATTATATTGAATCTTTGGGAATTGTTGAAAAAATGCCATTAATCTCCTCCTACGTTTTCTATATTTGCACCTGCCGCGGCAGCTGGTGCAATTGTACTTGGTTTACCATTTATGATGCCTCTCAAAGGATCGTCTTTTAAAGTTAGCATATCATTTCGATTTAAAACTCTAGTCTCTTGAAAGGTTAAGCTAATGTCGACCTCAAGTGGAGCGTTATCGCTAAAATACATGTTCGCGCTTGAATTGAAGTTAGAATTAACAGCAGTTAAATACGAAGACCAAATTCCCGGAATATAGGGATTTTCCTCTCCGGTGCTCATATCAAGAAACCGAATAGTCCATGGGCACGGATACGAAATAAAGAGGTTTGACTTTTCAGTATTTAAATCAGCATAAGAAAAATAACGGAATGTTTCGTGTATTTGTTGAATCGTTAAAGCCTCTGGCTGGCTTTTAGCGACAAGTTTAAAGCCAAATTCAAAGTTACGAATGCCATTCCCTTCAAAAGAAGTGTTAGTGTTTGGATTACTAATCGTTCGTGCGTCTAGTTTTTTATAGTCTCCTGCAGATGTAGGTGTCAGCGCTCCCTCAAGGCCTTTAGCGTTATCCCTGATACCGATTCCAATAGAAGTTAAAAAGTCGGTGATACCGCCACCACCTTCGCTGACCTGTTGCGCTACTTTTGCGCCTTTGCCTTCTAAGTTAATGGTATTATATATGGCTGAATCGCCAATCGCAAGGCCTGATTGCACTGGAAGATATATTTGGTGAAAACCAGTGCCTGGCTTCTTCTTGCCTTCTAAATTTCCAGGAGATGGATTTCTTTCGTACGCAGTGAATTCGATAAGAGGTAAGTGGTCTGTCTGTGCTCTGATATCAGGAGGAAATACCAAACCTGCGTTTCCTCCTCCTCCTGAACTCTGATCACTCGAACCTAAAAAATTAGTAAGACCACCTGCAGCAGCTTTAAATTTATCTTTAGCACCTCTTTTTATGTTTTTTATGATATCAATACCCATTATAAATAGTATTTATACGAATAATTGCATGAAATATTACAAAGGAAAATTTAAACCAAAGAACTTAAAGAAGTACGAGGGCAATTTTTCTAGTATAACGTATCGATCTCACTGGGAAAGACAGGCATTTAGATGGTGCGACAACAATAAAGATATCGTTGGCTGGAATAGTGAAGAGGTTGTTGTCTCGTATAGATGCAAGACTGATGGAAAAATGCATAGGTATTTCATAGATCTTTTTATAAGGATGAAAGACGGAAAGTGCTATTTAATAGAGATTAAACCAAAAAAACAAACTCAACCACCTAAAGAAAGATCACGCAAGACAAAAAAATATTTAAACGAAGTAATGACTTACGTGAAAAACGTATCTAAATGGGAAGCAGCTACAGCCTTTGCCGGCCGCAATGGTATGGTATTTCAAGTTTGGAATGAAGATACTCTTAAATCGCTTGGCATAAAACTACTCACATAGTTATAAATAGACTATATAATGGCAGTTTCATACATAGATAAATTACAAGCTCTAGCGTTTAAAGCTGGAGTTGAAAAGAATACAGAAAAATCCTTAAAATGGTTTAAACGTCAGCTTAGCGAGATAAGAACGATTAATCGTAAAGAGCTCTTGAAAGACGAAAATTTTAAGACGCGGTCTCGTGCTTTACCGGGCCGTATGTTCATGTACTTCTATGATCCAAAGCACAAGAAGACTTTACCTTATTATGATAGGTTCCCTCTTATCTTTATGGTAGAAAAGGCAAAGGGCGGTTTCTATGGCCTTAACCTACATTATTTGCCTCATAAACAAAGAGCGCTGTTTTTTGATAGGTTAACTGATTTCTCTACAAATAAAAAATACGACATAAGCACTCGCTTAAGACTATCGTATAAGCTTTTAAAAGGTGCGGCCAAATTAAAAATGTTTGGGCCTTGTTTTAAACATTATCTGAGTGAGCATGTAAGATCTCGGATGATTGAAGTACCCGCGAGTGAATGGGAAACCGTTTTGTTTATGCCAACTGAAAACTTTAAGAAAAAGAATAAGAATCAGGTTTGGACTGATTCAAGGAAAGCAATCTAATGGGATTATTTACAGATATAGCATCAGCAGTTTCACCAGGATCAATCGATAGTTTTAAATCGTCGGTGGGTAAACACGGCGGCATGGCTAAAACAAATCGTTTTGCGATTTTTATGTCGCCGCCAAATCAGTCTTTGCTCAATATTGATATAGGCAATATTTTTGTCAGTGCGATCTCTGGTAATTTTAACGCTAAGTCATTAATAAATGATCCTCGCGACGTTGGGTTGATGTGCGAAAGCTGTTCTATACCTGGAAGACAAATACAGACTATGGAGCATTCACACTTTAGGCAAGCAGTTAAAGTGCCAAACAGCTATATTAATGAAGACGTAACGTTTTCGTTCCATTTGACAAATGACTATTATATGAAAAAGATGTTTGACAAATGGACTTCTTTAGTCATTAACCCCGACACCTTTAGATTGAATTATGATTCTACATATAAAAGGGATGTCACAATACAACAACTAAACGAAAAAGATGTGCCTGTCTATGGTATAACACTTAGAAACGCTTATCCTGTAACAGTGAATTCGATTGATTTAAGTAATTCAAGTGAGAACACCACACAGAAATTGTCAATCACTATGACGTACGAAGACTTTGTACCAGAAGGAGGAGTATCCTCAGCCCTTTCTGGAATTAAAAACGCGATTGGAGGAATAACCAGATTATTGTAATACTATGCCATTACCAAAACTAGAAGCAAATAAATACCCGGCGGTAATACCGTCAACAAATAAAACGATTGAGTTTCGTCCATTCCTCGTAAAAGAAGAAAAGATTCTCATGGTCGCTCAAGAATCGAAGGATCCTTCGCAAATTTTTGAAGCGATGAAAGACATCATTAAAACATGCACATTTAATAGTGTGGATGCAAGTGAATTGACTACGTACGATTTAGAATATCTTTTTCTTCAATTAAGAGCAAAGTCTGTAGGCGAAACTGCTAATATCAAAATTAAGTGTGAAGAGTGTGACGAGTATAACGAAGTTTCTATTAATTTGCTTGACGCTAAGGTTGAATTTTCAAAGGAGAAAGTAGATAAAAAGATTCAGCTAAGTGACACCGTAGGAATTATTATGCGACCAATCACGATCGCTAAATCAGAAGCGCTTTCAAAAAAAGGAAATGACGCTGGCGATGCAGATGCACTTATTCACACCGTTATCGCCAGTATTGAATCGATATATGACGATAATGGTGTTTACCAAACAGATGATACATCTGAAGATGATTTAAAGGATTTCGTTGAATCATTGTCTCGAGCGCATTTAGAACTAATTCAGAAATATCTAGCTGCACAGCCTAAACTCAAGTTAAAAGTAGAATTTAAATGCAACAAATGCGGACATGATAACGTTAGAATACTAGAAGGATTAGAGTCTTTTTTCTAATCTGCCTTTCCCATGATTCTTTAGCTAACCACTATCAAACAAATTTTTCTATGATGCAACATCACCAATATAGTTTAACAGAATTAGATAATATGATACCATGGGAAAGGCAAATATACGTATCACTTCTGCAAGATTACATTAAAAAGGAAAACGAACGCGTAAAGAATAACAGAAATGGATAAACCAAACCAACTCGAACTGCCAAAAGAACTTATTGAATCTCTTAAACAGGAGAAAGAAGACAATAAGAGACGTGAAAATATCGAAAAGCTAAATTTAGCGCTTGCCGATAAGCAAAATAATCTAAGTATAGATCAAACTAATCAGTTACGAGCTTTAAAACAGTCGCTCGAATCTGATACCCTGCAAAGTCTTGAGGATAAATCAGAAGCTAATAGCACTGCAGAAGAAACACTAGGTCTGTTAACAGATATTAGAGATAATACCGAGGACTTAAATTTTGAATTTTCAGATGGACAAAAAGGTATCGTCGAAAAAATAATCGTGTTTGGGAGGCTGCTTATCACATCATTTGTTGGAGGCTTTATAGCCGGTGTGATGGAAATTTTCGAATTTCCTACGCTGAAGAAACTTTTTAAAAAATTCGTGATTAGACCTTTAAAGGCAACAATATTTAGACCCTTTATATTACTGTTTGAAACAATTCGTAATATTTTTAGGGCTATAGGAGATGTTTACAAAAAGGCAGGAACGGGCAAATTTCTAAAAGGAAACACATATAGGATTCTTGGCGCTCGAGGTATCATGTTCTTTGAGACGATATTTAAACGAGTTAAAAGCGTTGTTGAATTTTTAAAGATGATTGGAGGAAAGATAAAGGCGTTCTTTATTACACTTAAAGGTATGGGCTCTACACTTTTAACACGATTGATAACGCCTTTTACTAATATAAAGAAAGCATTCTTGGATATAGTTACAAAACTTAAAGAACTAGGAGGCGGTAAAGGAAAACCAGGACCTCTTTCAAGAATAATTGGTTACGTAAAAAACATGGGCGGATTGATGACCAGGTTCGGAGGGTTATTTAGATTGCTCGGATTTGCTGTAGGTAAATTGCTTTGGCCTGTAATGATGGTTATTGATGCAATAAGAGGAATGATACACAGTTTTAAAACAACAGAGTTCACAAATCCAATAGCAAAAGGTATAGACATGATACTTACGGGAATTGGATTCGCGGTAGGTGGATTTATTGGTGGTATTGCTGACCTATTAAAAGGTATGGTGTCATGGGTCGCAGAAAAATTAGGATTTGAAGGTTTATCAGAGTGGTTAGATAGCTTTAGTATTAGAGAAATGATTGAAGAAGGTTTTGGCATGATGGCAGAATTTTTCTCAACGCTGTTTACCGACTTCGTACCAGCACTAATAGCCGGTGTTAAAGCGGCGGCTACTCCTGGCGGAGATAGCTTCAATGACGCTTTCACTGAGAGACTGGCGCTGGGCGCTGAAGGATATAAAAAGGCGCAGGAGCAAAAGAAGCAGCCAGCAAATCATCTCAGCTCTGTAGAGCTTTTGAAAGAGAAGAGAGAACTTGAAGAGGAATTGGCGCATCAAATAAGGGAGCTTAATAAAGGCGATGAGTTAGGTGGGATGGTTGGATTTCGATTTAATAGAAGAGAAAGAATAGCCGAGCTTCGAAAAGAAGTTGAAGGGATAGATATGCAAGTGGACGCTAAACTTGCTGCGGCAGATGCGAACACCGCTAACATTGATGCGGCGCGTGCTACAACTGGTGCACAAATGGAAGCAACACAGAATGACACACTTGACGCGAAAGAGGCAAAGGTTAACATTACGCCTATAATTAGTACAACTGACGCGTCGACAACCAATAGCAATATTGTAAGTACTTCAACCAATCAGAATTCACACGTAGATAGAACAATGGGATTAGGTCAAGCGGCCTTGCAATAGACGCATAAAAAAGGAGTGGCCATAAAGACCACTCCTTCGAACCGTTAGGATTTGGCTCAACCCTACTATTAAGACGATGCTAACTTAGCAAAGTAGCTTAGTGTATCCTCATCAGAATCACCTGC